TGCCGGGCGTCCTCGCCCAATACCTGTCCGGCCAGATCGATCTTGGCCTTCAACGCGCCCAGTATCTTCTCGTCAATCGTCTGGGGCGATACGAGATCGATATAGGTCACCGACTTTTTCTGACCAATGCGATGCGCTCGGTCCTCTGACTGAAGCCTTATCTCTAGATCGTAGCTGTTGGAGTAGTACACCACCGTGCTGGCGGCTGTTAGAGTGATGCCGTAACCGCCCGTTCGGGGCTGACCCACAAAGAACCGCAACGGGTTCTCCGGGTCTTGAAACTTCTCGACAATCTCCTGCCGCTCGTCCTGTGGTGTGTCTCCGTAGTAGCAAGCCACGGCGTCCTCGCCATACTTCTTGGCCAACGCACCACGGATCTCAAGGATGTCGTGAGTGTAGGTAGCCCAGATGATGACTTTGCCCTGCACCTCTTCTGCAATGTCCATCAACTCGTTCAAGCGGTTGTGCGGTAGCTCCTGCGTCTCGCCGTCGTCGGGCGTCAGGAAGCCGCAGCAGATTTGTTGTAGCCGCATGATCTGCGTCAGCACGCTGGCCGTGGTCGCTAGCTCGCCATTGTCGAGCATGGCAAGCGCCAGCTTCTTCATCTGGTCGTACAGGCGCTTCTGGTCCGGTGTCAGCGGAACGTCCCGGCGGATGTAAACCTTATCCGGCAGGTCGAGACAGTCCTCTTTCAGAACGCGGTTGCTGAACCGGTCGAGCTTCTCCGACAATTCATCCAGACGACGATAGCCCACAACTTCTTGGAAAGCCTTGGGGCCCATCGTGCGTCGTTGCACGACGGCGTATCGGTTCTGGAACGCGAAGTAGCTCTTGAAGCCCAACGCCCGGTCCGACAGGAACAGGCACTGGCTGTAGAGATCGAGCGGGCTCTTCGTGACAGGCGACCCTGTCAGGATGCGACGATACTTGGCGTAAGTGCCGAGGGTCACGATGTTCTTCGTGCGCTGCGCGGTTCGATTTTTTATCGTCGTTGATTCGTCCACAACCATGATGTTGTCGGGATAACGCTTCAGAAAGTCATACGCAGCGCGGGCTCCACGAGGTGTCGAAAGCGCTTCCACGTTCATCACGAACATGCGAAGATGGTTAGGCTCAAGATCCGATAGCCCCTCAAGCTCTTCTTCGAACTTTTTTGTTTTCGCGGGTATCCAACGGACAACGAGCCGGTCAATCCGACCCGGCATATGCACCGGGATCTCCCCCTTTACCCAGTTGTCGTAAACGCCCTTCGGAGCCACGATTAAGGCTGCGTTTACGTCGCCGGACTCATACAGCGCAGCGATGGTGTCAATAGCCACCTTCGATTTTCCGGTGCCCATTTCCATGAACAACGCGTAGTAGTCCGCGGCCCACGAATCTTCAAACGCTTGGCGTTGGTGGGCGAACGGCTCCGTCTCAAATTGATATGTCATGGCTCTTTCAAAAAAGTGGTTGACGATCCCTACATATCTAATTATATCAGGGAATGTCAAGGACCGAAAGGATCCTTTAATCACGAAGGAGAAGTAAATGAGTGACTTGCTGTCACAGATGGAAGAGGACTTTGAAAGTACCGTTGCCTCATCCGTCGAGAAAATCGATCAGGGCGAACTTGGGAACGTAGCTTCCATCGCCCGTCGTATCCGAGACAAGGAAGAAAGAGTAGCCGAGCTTGAGTTGCAACTCAAGCAGGAGAAACGAGAACTTCTGAAGCTCACGGATGAAGACCTGCCCACCGTCTTTGCGGAGATGGGGCTCTCTAAACTAACGCTCGATGACGGATCGACCGTCGAGATCAAACAGACCTACGGGGCTTCTATCCCCGTGGCTGAACGTGAACGAGCATACGAATGGTTAAGGGAGAATGGGTATGACGACATCATCAAGAACACGGTCGGTGTTGAGTTCGGGCGTGGCGAGGACGACAAAGCGTCGGCCTTCCGGGCCTTCTGCGAAGCAGAGGGTTACGTTCCGGACCAGACGACGGGTATCCACCCGCAAACACTCCGGGCCTTCGTTCGTGAGCGTGTCGAAAATGGGGACTCATTCCCGATGGATATGTTCGGCGCTTGGGTCGGACAACGTGCAACAATCAAGAGGAGCTAGTGATATGGCTGGCACAGCAGTAGCAGAAAAGAAGAAGACCGAAGTAGCAGCGTTTGACCCCGGCATGTTTGAGGCCGACGCTGGTGCGGGTATGGAGAACATGGGCGTCGAGGACCTCGCACTTCCGTTTCTCAAGATCCTGTCCGGTCTCGACTCCGTCCTTGATGAGATGGAAGAGGCGCGTAAGGGTGACATCTTCAACACTGTCACCAATGCGATCTACAAGGGCAAAGAGGGCTTGCATGTAATCCCCTGCGCCTACATGCGTCGGTTCATCCAGTGGGCACCGCGTGGTTCGGGCAGCGGAGCGCCGCAGGCGATCTACGCACCGGGCGACCCGAACCTTCCGAAGACCGAGCGTTCTTCCGAAGACAACAAGGAATACGTTGTCGGCGGAAACGGTGAGTACATCGAGGAGACGCATCAGCACTTCGTTTTGATCGTCGGTGAAGATGGCTCTGCCGAAACCGCGCTCATCGCAATGAAGTCCACGCAGCTAAAGAAGAGCCGCAAGTGGAACTCCATGATCTCCTCGCTGACCATGCAGGGCAAGAACGGTCCGTTCACCCCGCCGCGGTTCAGCCACGTTTATCACCTGAAAAGCGTGTCTGAGGAGAACAGCAAGGGCTCTTGGCACGGCTGGGACATCAGCCGGGTCGGTCCTGTTGAAGACGCGGCGATCTATGCCCGCGCAAAAAACTTCTCCGAGAGCGTGCTTTCCGGCGATGTCGTCGTGAAGCATGAGAACGAAAGCGGCGGCTCATCGCAGTCCGACGACGTTCCGTTCTAGTTAGGTGGGCGGGGCTAGTCCCCGCCCCCACTCTCAAGGGGTTATAATGTCTTCAGAGAAATTTCAGTCCATATTCGATGGACTACAGTTGGCGCATGGCACATTTGAAATAAAAAAGCAGGCCGCCAACGGAAAGAACACGGGAGATGCGTACATTGTCCGCGAACCACGGACCTTGGCGCATTGGGAGGAGCACCTAGCGGGCAAGCGCTCGCTCGGCATAATTCCTATTGACGAGAACAACCAGTGTCGCTGGGGCTGTATTGATATCGATCAGTACCCGCTAGACCACAAGCTTCTTGTCGAGAAAATCCGACGCATGAAGCTACCGCTCATTGTCTGCCGTAGTAAGTCAGGCGGAGCGCACTGCTTCCTGTTTACGGTCACGCCCATCGATGCGAAGGACATGCAGACGACGCTTCAACAAGTGTCCGCGGCCCTCGGATATGGTGGCAGCGAAATCTTCCCAAAGCAGGTCAAGCTCCATCTGGATCGTGGTGATGTCGGAAACTTCCTGAACTTGCCGTACTTCAATGCCGAAGACGGCTTGCGCTACGGCATCAACGATGACGGCACCTCCGCCACGCTGGAAGAGTTCTTCGCGTTGTACGAGGAGCACGTCCAGACACCAGAGCAGGTTACGGCGTTACAGATTAAGGACGACCCGCAATCGAACTGGGCGGGCGCGCCGCCGTGCTTGCAGATCCTGTTCAAGAACAAGATCAGCGAGGGCGGTCGAAACAACGGCCTGTTCAACATTGGCGTGTATCTGAGGAAGGCGTATCCCGACACATGGGAGACCGAGATCCTCACCTACAACCTGACGTATCTGGAACCGCCGCTGCCGCTGAACGAAGTCAACGTCATCGCCAAGCAGCTTGGTCGAAAGGACTATGTCTACAAGTGCAACGACGCACCGATCAACGCCCACTGCGACAAAGCTCTGTGCATGACACGCAAGTTTGGGGTGGGCGCTGCTATGCAGGGTGCCGCGGTAGCGAACCTCCGCAAATACAATTCGACACCACCTGTGTGGTTCTTGGATGTGAGCGGGGAGCCGCTGGAACTCGATACCGAAGCGCTGTTGAACCAGCCCGCCTTCCAGAAGGCTTGCATGGAGCAGCTAAACCAGATGCCCATGACCATGAGCAAGCAGAACTGGGAGGCCCGTATCAGCACGCTGATGGCGGAGATGCGGGACAACGAGAGTGCCATCATGGAAGTCGCGCAGGACGCCAGCATCAACGGTCAGTTCTACGACTACCTTGAGGAGTTCTGCCGTCATCTACAGCAGGCGCAGGACAAGGAAGAGATCCTGTTGCGCCGACCGTGGACCGACGAAGAACGCGGCACGACCTACTTCCGACTGCGTGACTTTGAGGGGCACCTCAAGAAGAACAAGTTCTTTGAACTGAAGACGCACAAGATCGCACAGCGCTTACGCGACATACATGGAGAGAGCATAGTGATGAAGATCAAAGGGCGGTCGGTCCGAGTATGGGCCATCCCCTCGTTCGATGTGTCGGATGTAGACATCGAAGCCCCTCACTTCCAGACCGAAGAGGTACCGTTCTAATGGAGCGCGATGAAGAGATTCTACGGTTGTGGAAGGACGAGCTGATGACCTTGTCCGCTATAGGGAAAAAATACGGCCTTACTCGCGAACGGGTAAGACAGATCGTAGCAAAACAGAGAGCCAAAAATGTTTCGGATATTCGGACCGCCGGGAACGGGAAAGACAACAACGCTTCTTAACATGGTGGACGATGCCCTCGAGAGCGGCATCAACCCCGTGGACATTGCCTTTCTTGCCTTTACCCGCAAGGCGGCGAACGAAGCAAAAGAACGAGCAGCCAAGCGGTTCAAGCTCGATCCCGACGAGGATCTGAGGCACTTCCGCACTCTACACAGTCTGGCCCTGTCGAAGGTGGGCATCCGACCAGAAGAGGTCATGCAGCCCTCCAACTATAGGGAACTGGGCGGTGTCATAGGGCACCGATTCCAGAACATGGACGGTAAAGACGACGACGGCGACATCTTCTCCGGTAAAATAAACGACCCGATCCTGTCGCTGATAAATCTGGCCCGCCTGAAGAAGACCAAGCTCCGCGACGAGTATAACAACAGCAACCTCTACGCTGATTGGAACCTCGTCAAATACGTTGACGAGAGCGTCACGGCCTACAAGGAAAAGTTCGGGCTCTACGACTTCACAGATATGTTGAGTCAGTTCATCGCGAACGCAGACCAGTGCTGCCCGCGCTTCAAGCTGACCTTCCTCGATGAGGCGCAGGACTTGTCCCCGCTCCAGTGGGACATCGCCCACATTCTCGACAAGAAGTCAGAGCGCATGTACTGCGCGGGCGATGACGACCAAGCCATCTATCGCTGGGCCGGGGCCGACGTTGAGCAGTTCATCAACCTGCCCGGCGGGGCCGAAATTCTGGCCCAGTCCTATCGCGTCCCGAGTTCCGTGCATCGGATCGCGGAGCGTATCGCCAACCGCATCAACAAGCGTTATCGCAAGGAGTACAACCCGCGAAAGGAAAGAGGCAGCGTAGCGCAGATTTCGGGCCTCGCAGAACTGGACATGAGCCACGGCTCTTGGCTCATCATGGGTCAGGCCGGGTACATGCTCTCGCCCCTGTCACAGGAACTGCGGGGCATGGGCGTCCTGTTCAACGACCGCGGACGACGGTCCATCTCCGATAAGATCAGCACAGCGGTCAATGCGTGGGAACGCCTGAGAAAAGGAACCGCCATTAGTGGTGAAGAAGCTAGATGTGTATACTCTTACATGAGCACAAAGACGCGCATAGAACGCGGCTTCAAAAAGTTACCGGGTGTCGAGGACAGCGACCAACTGACCATGCAAGACCTGATCGATAATCACGGCCTGTTGGCTGACCCGGAATCTATCTGGCACGAAGCTATGGACCTGATCCCCGATAACGAGCGGGCTTACATTGTCGCCATGCTGCGCCGTGGTGAGAAGTTCAATGCCGAGCCCCGCGTTACGGTGTCCACGATCCACGGATCAAAAGGCGGTGAGGCGGACAACGTCGTACTGCTCACGGACCTTTCTCCTGCGGCGGAGGCCGCGGCAGCTATCGACGCCGATGATCTGCACCGTGTGTTTTATGTTGGCGTAACGCGAACACGAGAAAATCTTTATCTCGTAGAACCCGAAGACCTTAACCGGAGTTACTTAATATGAAGCACCCGGGGGATAATTTAGAGAAATCGCGCGCGTATGTAAAAACCATTCCTTTGGCCGACTTAAAGGATTTAGTCGCGCGTTACCATTATTCTCGCGGAGGAGCGAATACAGCGACATATCGGCACGGGCTGTTTTTAGACGGAAAACTAATAGGTGGCGCGTGGTGGATACCGCCCACAAAATCGGCAGCGAAAGCAAACTATGCCGGGGATTGGAGACGTGTTTTGTCTCTTTCTCGCCTCGTGTGCATTCCGGGAGCGCCGCGGAATAGCGCGAGCTTTCTCTTATCTCAATCAACCAAAGCGGTGAAAAAGGACGGGAGGTACGACATGCTTTTGACATATGCCGACGAGTGGCAAGGGCACACAGGGGCCATATACAAGGCGTGTGGTTGGACCTACGCGGGAAAAACTTCCCCGGAACCCACTTTCGTAAACGCACAAGGTGTGATGATGGGCCGAAAAAGAGGGCCGAAAACCTATACTCGCGCAGAAATGGAGGCGATGGGATTTGAAATCGTGGGACGTTTTTCTAGGCACCGTTATACCAAAAACTTACAGAGCGGGACGCAACGAGGAGCTACCTGATATGACCCGAGACAACGTCGTGTTGTTCACGGACCTGAGTCCTGCGGCGCAGGACGGCGAGGGAGACGATCTGCACCGTGTGTTTTATGTTGGCGTAACGCGAACACGAGAAAATCTTTATCTTGTAGAGCCCGAAGACCTTAACCGGAGTTATTTAATATGACGCGTGACGAAATTCTTGATCTGGCGAAGCAACTCATCAACGGCGACCGCAACGACGACTACGGAGAGGCTTCCAAGAACTTCGATGATATCGCTCAAATTTGGGGCGTCGTTTTGAACCGACCTGTTACGCGCAAAGAAGTGGCTCTTTGCATGGCGGGAGTAAAGATGGCGCGGCTGGCCAAATCCCCCGACCATGACGACTCTTGGGTCGATCTCTGCGGATATGCCGCACTGGGAGGAGAGTTTTAATGTCGGGGTTTCAGCTTATGGCATTCGGGCCGACAAGCGATTGGGTGCCCCCGGCAGAACTACCCGACATCTTTAGTGCGAAGAAAATCGCGATTGACGTTGAAACACGCGACCCGGACCTGAAGAAGAACGGGCCCGGCTGGCCTACAGGCAACGGCGAGGTTGTTGGTTATGCAATCGCGACAGAGGAGTGGGCCGGGTATCTCCCGGTCAATCATCTGGGTGGCGGCAACCTAGACAAGCGTCTGGTCAACAAGTGGCTCAAGAAAGTATTCGAGTGCCCTGCTGACAAGATCATGCACAACGCCCAGTACGACATGGGCTGGATCAAGCAGATGGGCTTCACCATCAACGGGCGCGTCATCGACACGATGCTGATTGCGTCCCTGCTGGACGAGAACCGCTTCAGCTATGCGCTCAATGCGCTGGGCCGCGACTACCTGCAAGACCGCAAGTCCGAGGCCGAACTGCGCGAGGCCGCTGATGCCTTTGGCGTCAACGCCAAGAGCGAGATGTACAAGCTCCCTGCTTCGTACGTTGGCAAG